CATATATTGACTTCTCCCAATCCCCTGAAGGGGATGTGCTTTCTGGCAATATTTCTGTAACCAATTGTTTTTGTATATCACACAATTCTGCCAATTCCATTATAAAAGAAATTGCCATGTCGTTGCGTATTACGATACGCTGGTTGACCTCAACATTATTAGTGATAGTAATACCGCTACTAACAAGGTCATACAACAACCCTGTAGTTCCTCTAAATCCAACTGGTTGTAAGTCCGCAGCTTGGTCTGCTAAAAACTGCGGAAATATATAACCTACTTCTTCAAACAGTGTGTCTAGTTTGTCCTTAGAGATTGTGATGTACGTAGAATCCTCATTAAGAATGGCTATTACATTTTCATTCCCTTCAATGCCTAAGTAGTATCTTAATCCAGATTCTCCTAAGTACGCAAAGGGATGTACTTTGCTCGGGAATTGTCCGTTTGTAATACTATTGTTGATGTCCTCCAACTCATGAACAAACAATTCTAAAACATCGTTGTCCACTCTAATTGTAGGTGTGCTTTCCCACTCCTTAAGTACTAGTCCATCGTTATCTAGTTTGTATACAATATTGCATTTACTACGGAACATATATGGTTGGACTAATTCTTCTGTGGGTTTCATCAACATCAAGTATTTGATTTCTTCTATCATAGATGGTAGATAATCCAAAGGTAAATTTACTTGACTTTTGTCTGTTACATACAATTTTAGGTTCTGGTCTTGTGTTACATAGTATTTGATGCCGATAGACCCCGTGAATCCATAAGGCTTTAGATTGCTGATATGCTACTCCTCCTCGAGCATCTTGATAACATAGTCAGCCATTATGTCTTCCTTCGCATCCCAATATTTTTCTGCATTAATAACAACAAAGTTGTGTTTTTTAGCAAGTTCTTGGTATCCTTTAGCAACCTTATCTAGAAATTCCATGTTAGTTGGATTGTCCCCGTCGCGCTCGATACGGTTTTTGCGAGCACGTTCTTGAGATATTTTGATATAGAATACAATGTCTGGTTCTATGCCCTTGGTAGCAATTGCATTTAGCTTATATATCAGGTCTAAGTCTATTCCACCGCCATAACCCTGATATGCCAAATTAGAATAATAGTACCTATCACATATTACAATTTTGCCTGCATCTAGTGCTGGTTGTATAACATTCTCTACATGGTATGTTCTATCAGCTACCATTATACCAAGCACAAACTCTTGTGACCAGTTGTGCTCAGTAGCATAGTTATTCAGCGCTTTAGCATGGTATGGCTCGTAAGTGAACAAATTATCGTAACCATACTCTTGTAATATATTAACAAGCTTCTTGCCAGAATATGTTTTGCCACTTCCATCTATGCCTTCCAATACAATAAACATATTATCACCTTCTAATTAAATTCTAACCACATTTCGGCTACATATTCTTCAAATTGTTTACGCAAAGCATCAAGTACTGTTGCTTGAGCTATTGTTGGTTTTTGTACTTCTGTAGATATTTTCCAGTGGAATTTGTCTCTTTCTACTTTGAATATTGGACGATCAGCAAGGTCATATATTGTGTCATCTAGTTCAAGTCCACATTCTTTCAGTGTATTCGCTATGATGTCGATCTCGACAGGTGTCGGTTTGAATACCCCAAGTATATTACCGTTCTCTAAGTTAAGTTCTAACTCTCCCATGGCATAATCTGCTGTATCTTCTTCAACCGCAATATTCCACACGACCTTGCTTAAACTCCAATTTACCATGTTGTCACCTCTACCCATATTATAGCATTTGACACTCTGCTAGGGCTAAAGCCCTGCGGCTTCTTGGGCAACTCCCGCCGCAAGTCTCCCGACTTTAGTCGGAGAGGATAAGGCGGGAAATCTCTAGCTATATTTGTGTATTATAGCTAATATTTCTCGTATAGTATCATCACTAATTGTACTAGCATCTCGCGTATACACTCGTAATATGTCTTGTATCAACTGGTATTCTTGTAGCACCCCGTGTTGTAACAGCCTGTTTAGTAAGATGACTCTTTCTATTGCTTATTTGTCCAATATCAATGGGAAACTACCAATTTTGGGCGTTTCGGCGGGTTTGTTATTATGTACATTCTTTAGTGCCTGTAAATACGCAGACAGTTCTTGTTTTAGTGTTTTTTCTTGTTTTTCCTTCAAATTACTTTCAAAATCGATTTCCAAATTCAGCATAAAGTTATTATACCACAACGATATAGTGAGCTAATCGCCTTTGTTTCCACATATTCTGCTCTTGTTAGTTGTATTCTATAGTACAGAAATTATTGTATTATACCACTTTGCGCATCCAGATTACCATCAAAATCTGCTTTCAGTATAGTATTTGCATCAACCGGTGCTGGCTGATTGCTATTGTATATCGCCTGCACTTCAATATCGCTAAGCTGTCTATTATAAATAACGAAATCATCAAGCACGGTGTCTATTTGATTAGCTCCTGTTCCCCAACACCCTACATAAACACCAATAAAGGTTGACGGTAATGGTGGACTGAGTTGTTCNCCTCTCTTAATCCCGTCAATGTAAAGAACCATCTTATTAGCGCTCCAAGTTATAGCAAAGTGATGCCAACCATTTGGCGTAATACTATCTTCTACTTCAATTACTTTTGCCAAGTCACTTTCATTCACGATTTGAAAACGCCATTTTGCTTCACCGCTCCTATGAAATAACCAAATAGCTTTACTGCCACCACCTACATCTGCCCTAAATATAGTTGGATAAACATTAAGCGTTTGTCTTTTACTCGCATCATTTACATTCACCCATACACTGACCGAACCTTCTAACGGATTAACCACACTTATTGGAACTGTTACATTTTCTGCTTGCCTCGTTCCTACAGTCCAACTTGTAGCGTATGGCTTCTGCTCGAGCTGGAAGTTATCGAAATAATATACATCTCCAACTTGGCTGGTAGTTCCACTCTCCCAACCCACTACCCTACATTGCGTTGAACCTGACGGAGCGGTAGCCGTAACGCTAATCCTTTTCCATTGCTGAGCTGGGACAGGAATGCTGTTTGACTCAAAACGCTCAACTACTTTTCCAGAACCGTCACAAAAAGTGAGCCTCGCTGCAAAACTATGTGACGTTGAAGTGGCATTGTAAACATAATAGCTAAAAGTATAAACATTACCAGCTACCGTAGGATAAAATGATAGAGAAAAAAATCCTACATTATTACTATCAACAAGCTGGACACTCTTCACACTATATAAATCATTTAGACCAAACGATGTTTCAAGTGTAATTGATGTATGACTGAAATTGTTAGAAGGGAACTGCGTTTTTCCTTGTGCATCATCGCTTGGTAATAAATTTGTTGTTTCTTCTTCAATCAATATGCCCTGACCAAACTTACCCTGTTCGAACCTCGGCACATTCACCGCGACTTGCGAACCATCACTCTTATAGGCTATAGAATCACGAGTAAACGTTGGCTGAGCTACTGTCTTAATTACAAGCTTGCCATCTTCGGTCGGCTCTACATTCACCAACTCACCACGCAACCAGTCGCTAACGTACTGCTCCACCCTTGACAATGAAAACTGCCTCTGCACTTCTCTATACCCTACACCTACTTGCACTTCAGCTGGTTGGCCTAATGCATTTACCACGGTAAACCACACTGTGAGCTCATCGCCGCTCCACTCAAACCTGAAATTCTTCACTTCAGCTGTTCTCGGATCTGTAAGCAAAGTTTCGGTAATCTCTCGTTCCAATTCCGCTTCTGTTACTGCTCTTGTGGGCTGTATAAGACAACTTTCAATGTCAGCGCCATAATTCCAATCGTACACAACAAATGCCAGCCTCTGTGTTAATATCGCTTTTACACACCACTGCACCCAAGCTGTCAAACCGTCTACCTCTACCACATCACCGCTACCTGTTTGAACAAAATCGCATATGTCCCAATCCCACAACCAACTTTTAGGGAAAGCTACCACTGTATTTTCTGTAGCACCCACTATATCGGGCATATCGAAACGCGGATATAAATCGCTCATGAACTCACCACCTTTGCAATTACGACAGGGTCTCTATGCTGGTTAACCCATACCACCAACACCCTATCGCCACTTTTAAGCTCTGGTTTAATTTTTATATTCACTTTCTCAACAGTGCTCTGTTCCCAATCCCACCTTGTTTGTGCGGTATGGTATATGTCTACTCCTTCTATCGGCTTCCCTTCTTTGTCTACGGGATACTCGCCAACACCTACCAACGACCAAATGGGAAACTCAACCTGTGCAGTAAAATCAGCTATCAAATAATCGCCTTTCTTTATCGGCATCGCAAACGTATCAAGCTTCAAGCTCATGTCTGGCTGTATCGTTCCTAATTCAATGCTATCGGGTTTGTTAGCTATTAAACTAATTCTTTCATTTAACACTTTAGCCAAATCGTCAATGCTTTTCTTGTTCATTTTAGCCCCACGCTCATAGTCAAACTCGTAACATTATGCTCTACGGATACGACTTGGTAATATCCATTTAACGTCCCAGCAACAACTTTCACCTTATCACCCTTCCTGATAAAGGGAACATCTACGCACCTAATTGTCCTGTCTTTCTCTGGCTGTCCGAACTCCTTCAATATCTCTTTCGCATTCTGCTTTGCATCGGCCAATGTGTCATCTGAACTATTCTGGACAATCCTTTGCAATATACCATATTTTGTGTCTCCATCAAGAACTGCAATTAACGGTGCCCTTCCTTCCTCATCTTCCGCACCTATTATTCGCACCCGTGTAACAAGATTATTAATGCTCCACCTATCCATTACCGACTGCACATTTTCATTATATGCAAACACGTAAACATCTTGATTGGACATGGCTTTTCTGATATAAACCTTCCCTTTTTCACTACGTACGATAAACTCGCCTGCTCCCTTATCTTTACCTTGTTTGAGTATGCTGTTTATCATCTCCGCAACTGTCATTTGTCGGAATACTTGCTTGGCTAATACCACATTCGGCCCCTCTATCTTGCCAATGGGAATATTCCATGCCCTGAAAATATCTGTCAACACATCTATTGCCCTTTGTCCCGACCTATAGTACCTATCATCTTCACTCTTAAACAAGTAAATCAGCTGGTCGTACGCTTCAATCTCCACACTACCCAACGGATCCGTGGACGTCATCCAATCAAACACCGTACCCCTGAACACTTCTACACCATTCGCTAATAGGTATATCGGTGTCCCAAGTGCTACAAGCTGGTGTACCCACTTCCCTCCTACTTGCTGATTTGTCAATGTCATACTTAAATGCGCTGCTAACTCACCATCGGCATCACCAAAGGACAATTGACTAACAAATGGCGTAACATCCATTTGCTTACCACTTGGATCGATAATGCGCACTTCATACTTTATCTTGGTAATATCAACCAAGCTTAAGCACCTGCCCGGGTTTAATTTTATTCGGATCTGGCCCAATGACAGCCTTATTCAACTCGTACAATGTCTTCCACTTTGCACCATCACCGAGCATTTTCTTTGCTATACCCCATAGGGTATCACCTTGTTTTACAGTATACGTTTTTGGTGTACTCGGAGCTGGTCTCTGCGCACTCGTTTTAGCCTGCGCACTCGTACTCTTCTCTTTCTCTGTCATTACAACCAAATTACGTGCCTCAACCAAACTTATAGAGTAATAGCAATCGCCATGTCCACCTTTCCATGTATGGTCGAACTCTTGAATGTAACAATCCATATTTATAGGTGTTTCTGTTATCAACAAATGAACTTTTACATTCTCTCGTCTCCAGCCTGAAATCAAACCTACAATCGCCTTGGGATCCTGCCAATCCACAACATATATGCTGTTCCTCCTACTCGCACCCGGGAATATACCCTCCCACCTAATCGTCGCTGGTGCAATACCTCTCGGCATTAAGAAATCGCCCAACTCAATTATACTAACGCTGAACAACTTTGAACTTGTCATCACTTGCAATTGTTCTGGGTTCATCGGTAAATGAAGCTTGGTATTCTTCCCTGTTATGTAAAACTCCATTTATCCCACCACCATATTAGAAAACGCCTTCCTTAACTCTGGAGCTAATGCTCCCACAATCTTGTCGACCGCTTCATCTACATCAGCCTTATTGTTTATGACAACTTCACCAATTAACCCTTCGGTGTTAACATTAATGTTTACGGTACTCTGCACATTACGTGGAACAACTGACACAGTAGGAACTTCTGTTTGAACATTATGTGTTACAGTGCTATACGACATTGCCTGTACATTTTTCATTGTGTTATATGTATTATTTATCGTGGCTTGATTCATTGTGTTATATGTATTATTTATCGTGGCTTGAGTTACACTTTCTATTGGAGCATTTCTCATCACCCCAAGGTGCTCACCTACTACTTGCCACAGCTCCACATTCTTTTTTGTACGTTCTAAAGGAATAATTGCCTCCGCTCCTCTTTCAGCTACTTCCGCTATGTGTCTCGTATAAAATATCCCACCTCTCGCATGGGCTGGTAATGGCTCTGGCTTAACTTTAGGTTGCTCCTTCATCCCTTCTATAAACCGTTCGGCTTCTTCTCGTGTCATACCCATGGACATCACAAATGACAAATATTGCTCATACTGTACCTTTTGCTGCTCTTGAGTTACAACTGGGTTTTCCTTATAGAACTCTTCTAATCCAAACAACGATGATAAAGCAAACATACCCCCTGCACCTANNANTGCACCTTTCCAGCCAGCTATCTTGAAACCTACTATTGCACCAAGGATTGTCATTAATCCAACATTGCTCTTTATCCCATTAAAAATCGCACTTGCAAGCTCTGATCCAAGCGTGTAACCAAACGTTGCAAGCTGCTTAATTAACTCAGAATTTTCTGGTCCGAAAATAGTTTTGAAAAATGAGTTTATCGTTTCTTGTATCTTTCTAAATACTTCTTGTCCCTGATCCCCCTTCAACCAATTATTTAATGCTGTCAGTACTTGGCTAAAAGCGGTAATAATTTTTTGTGTCATTGACATCTGATTCCATCCCGGTATTGAACTCAAATCACTAAAGAAACGAACCACCTTTCTATAAGCATTCTGCATCGCTTCTCCTACCCTAACACCTGCTTTGTACAATCTATCTTGGACACTCTTTAATGCATCCTCGCCTTTGGTAGCCGCTTCAACAAGTCCAAATAAGATATCCTCTACTGGCTTCAGCATTCCTTCACCGAAATATGTTATCGTCATGCCTGCAATATCCTTTAATGTAGATATCAATCCAACCAACGTCTTTGCCTGTAATTCACTTCCACCAGCATACTGCTTTAACGCTCTTAAAATTGCTTCCATAGCCTGCTTTGCTGGAATAGCCTTCTTTGAAATATCATCCAATGACTTTACTCCGAGTTCCTTCAATACATCTGTCATTGGTATTCGTAACCCTAATGTTACCTGCCTTAAATCTTGCAAGCTTAATCTTCCACTCATAGCTATTTGAGTAAATCCAAGCATTGCACCCTTTAACCCTTCCATACCCGCACCTGTCATAGCAGCCGCATCAGCAAATTTCTGAAGCGTTTCCAATGTAATTCCTGTAGCCTTCTCAACGCCATACATTTGCGTATATATAGGAAGCAACTGCGTAGCAAGGCTTTGAACATCTGCAAATTCGAAAGGTGTAACAGCTGCAAGTGCTTGCAACTCACCTATGAAACGTTTAGCCCTTTCCGCATCCTTAAGGAAAAAATTAAACGATATCCTCGCCTGCTCCATCTCTCCTGCAAGTTTTAACGGTCCAGCAATAAGGGCTGTCATCCCTACCCCAGCACCAGCTATCCCAAGCATTCCAAGTGGTGATGTTATCATCCTTCCTACTCCACCCAAAATGCTGCCTATTTTACTCACGAAACTTTTTGCACCACTTAAAATGCTCGAAAATACAGGCGTAACTTGGTCAACTGCATGCACAACGACACTCCACACTTTGCCAACAATTCTACTTAAACCTGATTTGGCACTTGCTACTGCTGGTGCTGTATTATCAATCGCTGTTATGGTCGGCTTATAAGTCGTATTCAGGGAACGGGCTAACTTCTTATTTGTTAACTCGGCATTCTGGGCGAAACGATTAATTCGCTCATTTGCCTGCTCTATAACTGGTGCTGATTGGTCTTGTGCGGTAATTAAAAGCTCTACCTTATAGGTCTCGTTAGCCATCTTTCCCCCTTATCTTCTCTAATTCTTCTTGCTCCTGTTCTAACTCCACCAACATACTTGCACGCATAAAATCACGTATCTTTGGCGGCTTGCTCCAATACTCATCTGGAGTAATGCCACATCTTTGGAGCAGGTGGTGAATTATGGTCGCTTCACCACCCGCCCTGATTAGTTTTTTAAAGTTTCAACTCGGCTCTCGTTTTCCTCGCTATTATACCCACTCAAACGCTCTATGAGTTCGATAACTTCATTCTTCTCGCCACGCTTAAGCACTTTATCCACCAACTGCCAACCAGCAAGAACATTGGCTTTCTCCCACAATTCTTTGTTATCCCAAAGCATTGCCCTGTCTTCTGGATGCGTGGCTTGGACAATCATCAATGAATTAAACTTTGCGGCATTGAACTCCTGCGGTACTGCCAAATTGCCAAGTCTTTTATCTCGCACTGTTTTTGTAGCTTCTTGCCTGCACTCCTCGGCTTCTTCATCGGTCAACCCACGCACTCGGAACGAAAATAACTCCTTCCCATCCCTAACTACGTGGTATGTCTCATATTCTACGATTGTATCCATCGCTTTTAGAATGCCAGCTACATCCCTTAGTATGACATCTTCTTTACTTAATAACTCCTCTTTATCAACCTTACTCACTTCTCACCCCTCCTATGTGTGTGCGTGTAATACCCCCATAAAGTTTAAACTTGCATCTGGAGCTCCTTTTGCCAAACTGTCCAACACTTTTTTAAGTATCTTGGCGTCCTTTATTACTGTTTCTGTAAACGTCAAAGTAACGGTATAAGATTGGGGTATTGCCCATACTTGTTTATTACCAGCGGCTTGGTAATCGGTATTGGTCGAGTTTATCTGTGCTTGGAATGTGTTTACTTCAGCAAGCAAATTACCATCGCCGTCGTACAACTCACCATCGTAACCACGAATAATATGATTAGGCTGGAATGTTCCTCCATCAAGGGCTGATTGCAATTCTACTGGAGCATTTACCCTGAAACTCCATGCTCGTTGCACAATATCCCCTGTCCGAACATTCACGATGTCAATCGCACCATCAGGTACACAATCTCGGAATATATATCTGCCATCTGCCATATTCTTTCACCTCCTTTTATACTGGAGCAAATCTAAACTGGAATGTCAAGTACAGCTTTTCTGCACTATCGGTATCGTCAACCTGAATAATAAACCATGCACTATCGCCTTGTGGTGGATTAGTCGGGTCTTCATAAATCTGACCAGCAATCAGTGCGCCTTCATTAATCATCTCATTTATTACACCCTGTGCTGCTGCCATCAATGTAGCCCTACCATTAGCGTCATTATTTATCTTCCCAATCAACAAGTCCCAAGTCGCACCAATTCTGTCAATCAGCGTGTCCCTTGTCCTTACTCTTCTTATCTTCCTCCAACCCATGTCAAGGTCAGCCGTCGGAGTTATAAACGTATTAATGCCTTGCTCAATCTGAACCTGCTTCTGCGAGTTCAACGTAAACACCAATGCTCCACTATTCAGCGCACTTTCTATATCGGTATTACTCAAAGCACCTACCAAACCTGTAGCTCCCTGTATTACGGCATGGGTAAGGCTCTCTGTTACATCAGCACTTGCAATCATCCCAGCTACTCGCCCTGTGGCTTTATAACCTTCTATCGGTGTTCCATCAGCGTAACTGAACCCATTCACCACAAACACAATCGCTGGGTCGTTAAAACTACGTGCTAATGTTAGTCTGGTGCTTAACTCTACATTTGTCTTTTGTCCTAACACTGCCATGACACGCTTACCAGCATTCCTTACACGGTCTATATACGCCTGAATGGACGAAAATAAACTCGTGTCTTCACTATCAACTACGAGCACATTCCAATCAACCGCCTCAAGTGATGTAAGGGCTGTCAAATAATCATTTGCGGTAGTGGTAGGGTCAAGCCCACCTGTCATACCCGCATTGGCTACTGCGTTCAATGTTCCATTACCAGCCGCAATCTTCTCTGCAGTAACGTATTTATTCGCTTGTGAACTATTCAATGCTGAAACCAAAGCATCTGGCTCTGCTGTTCCTTTTGCAAATGGTACGGTAAGCAACAACGTTGCTCCTTCATAAAGCAAGAACTCTCTTAAACTCGCATTTGTCAATGAATCCCTAATTGTTACCGTGAAATTATTACCCCTTGTGCCCGGATATTTTGCTGTGATATTAACCACATTCGCTGGAGTGGTAGCGGTATCGGTAAGCACAATAGTTGCCGATGCACCACCTGTACCTGCACGCACCACTTCAAGTTTACTACACCCACCTTTAAACGCCTCGGTAAGCATCGTTAAACTTTCACCTGATCCAAACACGTCTCGTATTGCTTCATTTGTAGCTATGGTAATAGGTGTGTTAATCGGCCCCCAATTACTTTTTACTATCCCAGCCACAATCCCTTGCGGTAATGCGGGGACTACTGGCTGTCCTATATTCTGCACTCGGNCAAATACGCCCGGCCTTACTTTTTGTTCACCGNTTGTGAACGTTACTCCTGCCATACTCTACACCTCTTTTCGTAAAAAATCCGACAGAAACTTACTTATCTCTTTTTTAGTAGCTTCTTCTTTCCCAGCCATTTTCATTGCACCAATTATTGCTTCAGGCTTCACTCCAAATATGCCAGCATTCGCTACCAAATCATTAAGCGTATAAACATCTTCAGCCTCTTTTTCCTCGGGTTTTATTTTGGTGTCCTGCTCTTCTTCTATTACTTCTTTTTTTGCACTCAATCCGCCGAACCTCCTTCCCCTTCAGGGTTTAATATGGGTGCTTTCACTGTAAATGACACCCCACCGCTAACGGAAGCATTACTCAACACTTCCGCACTTACTTTACTACGCATGAGTCCCATTGTTCCACGTAACCTGATTTGTCCCACTGTTAACGGATCTGCATCCATTGTAGCTGATATCTCTTCCACGCACAACTCCGTAATATTATTAACACTTATTCGCATCGCATCTGTTAACGCTTCAACTACTTTCCTTATCCATTCTCTACGGACGCTCGGATCTGGTGCAACAACGTGCCCATAAATGGTGAAATTCATCCAATACATTGACGCACTTACATTATATGGTGCTGATACTTCCACAATTCGCCAATACAAGCCCGGACGCTGGTCTGACGGGTCCCATGTATCTGGGTCAGTTTGCAATATCGGTGTTTTAATTATGTTTCCTTCCTTTGCCTCAACCTTCACCCAGCGGCTTTCACTCCAACCACGTAATGCTGCTACTGGATCTGGGTTATACGTCTCACCACTCAACCAACCCAATGAAAAGACCTGAAACTGCAAGCCACGTTCTAATGCTTGTAGCTCCTCATCCCAGAAATCCTCACCTATGGTAGCAAGGTAACGTAATAAGTACTTCTTATCATTAACCGTGATTATTTGTTTGTCCAGCGCACTAATCACATCTACCGCCAACTGATCCACATCCGCAAATGTCTCAAAGTTCTCAAATATCCACACTTCAACGGTAGTCGTATACCCAGCCCAATCGTTTGGTACTTCCCGTGAACCTTCCTTAACTACAAGGTAAGGCTTTTCTATTTGCAACGATGGAACATATGGCTCGTATACCCTTTCACCAACTAATGCAACTTTTTCTACAAGTAACTTCCTTATTTCGTCTCTCACATGCTCCACAGCTCCCTTATACGCTCGCATATGTCTGGATAGAACTTATCCATCGTTGGCTTGAGTATCGCATACGGCTTAACCTTTTTTACCTTACCGCCTTTAGTTTTTACCTTATGCCCAAGCTCAAGGTAAACGCCATAACTTACGCCATGCCCAAGTATGAGTTTTATTTCGGTTTCGCTCTTCTCTATTCTGGAATGCAACCCTGCTACAGCCAAACCTGTTCGTGTAGTCCACGGCTTGTTTGCTTTCATGTACCCTTCTGTCATCGGACGGTATACCGTGTCCATTAACGCATAAATCTGCTGAAACTTATATTTACTTTTATCACTGAAACCTTGGGCAACTTTTATCATTCATCCATCCCCTGCAACTGCACTTGGTATCCTACCACTTCACCCTGTACGCTTAACGGGATAACGTTAACTACTTTTAACTTCCCCAGCATAGGTACATCTACCACATCCACAACATTTGCACCAGCCTTTACATCTACGAAAGCATCACAAAGCATTGACCATGTTACACTTCGCAATGCCCTCCCTCCTTCATCAATCAATTTTACTGAAACATTCCTTTCATTCAAGAATATACGCACTCTATATGTTCCTACTTCCATGGTAGTCTCGGTGTAATGTCCTTCACTCAATACTCGCTGTGTACGGTAAATGGTAACATCTACAGGGTTTTGCTCAATTGCCCATGCGATGTCTCTAACCCGCTGTTCCTTCATACCACATCAGGAGGATTAACCTGCACAATTCTTGCTCCCATATCACCCATCTGGGAATATAAGTCAGCCATCTTTAAGCACAACTCCAACATGTCTGTCAACGACCTATAAGTGTAACTTTCTTCACCAATAGAATAGCTTTGGATGTTCCCTAACTCTTCTTGTATCCTCGCCGCTTTTAATGTCCATACATAGGAAGCCGCCGCATAAATGTTATCTGACGCCTTAATAATGTCTTCTAATTCAGCATCGGTGAACCTTTCCTCTTCCTTCTCACCAGCAAGATTGCGTAACTGCTCAACTAACTCTGGAGTTGGTATCATCATTGGCTCGCTTGGCTCGCACTGATCTCTACCTTTTGCACATTCTCGTCTAATGCAGCGAATACGCCTCGGTAAGCATAAGCGATTATCTGAGCTTCAACTAACCTTGTCAAATCGCCGCTGGTAGTTTCAATGGTAAGGTCTTTCTTCACGAGTTCCTTAAACCCTTGCTTCGGCCTAATCAAATACGCTTTACCCTGTGGTACTCCTTCATACACATATGGCTTACCATTCATTGTTCCTTGCCAACCTTCATAGTAGATAATCGTATCAATGCCTGATAACGCTGGATAAGTCGTACCTTCAATGGTAAAACCTCCACGCAATGCAAGTTCAATATCAAACCTATCAGCTGGGTTTGCAAGTAACACTGTCGCTGGACGCTTTGCTAAAGTGGCATCTATGATTGCCTGCCTCAATGTCTTATAAATCCCTAACCACAATGGGTCGCCTGTTTCACCCTTCCACGTGGTAACATTCTTGGTCTTGTAATTGTTGTAACTGAAAATCGGGTACAAGTGGATATGATTCAGCAACGCATTATAAGCCTGTCCAATCGCCTGATTGATAAGCTCAATCCTAAACATCTCATTGAAATCTATGAGTTCCTTGGTGTACTCAAATCCTGCAGTGTATTCCTGAATGGTAGCAATCGGCCCTTGTTCAACGGACAAACTACCGAAATGAACCTCCTGCCCCTCTAAATGCTCAAGGAATACCACATTACCATACATCGCCCAAGTTGCCTGCAATACCCTCGGAAAATTGGGGTCGCTTAAAGTCTGGTAAACTGGAGCATACAATGTCTGAACCTGCTCCCTACCCAGCTGGACATCTAACGTAACCTTCCTTAATAAGTCCTGCTTATCTTCAAGCGATGCCGATGTCATCAACTCACCTATGGGTTTAGTCAACTGGTATGTTTCCATCTCGCCATTAATTAGCCTCACATCTACAGGGTACTCTTTTTTATCAATCACCATAGGTACGGTATATGTATATGTTCCTTGCCTTTTTGCGGCTTTAAGACTTTCCTGATCAATTATAATCATCTATATCAGCCCCCTTTCTCTATGCTTGCGGCCCAAGGATAAACGTAAGCACCTTATTCACACTGTCATAAGATGTGCAACGCCCCACTAACCTATTACTTGTTCCAACATCATTAGTAAATGCCGTCCCATTCCAATAGACCAAACTTNCAACGCTAAACGTTGCACCATCTACAACCTGCACAGTGCTATACTCTGCTTGCTCAATGTTCAGCACTACCTTATCCCCTGCTTTGCCATTAGTCATGGCCGCTCCGAAAAACCCTTGAATTCCATAAAAATTGGCCTGAACCACATTACCCGTTGCTGTAACCACTACGCTTTTCCCATCGCTTATTTTCGCAACAGGTATTTGATACTCTGTGCTTGGTACTGGCTGTCCATCAAACGCCATTTTCTCTGCCCCCTTTCTAAATTCTTACTCGCTTAACTACGAGTTTACTACTCTGCTCTTCACCCACTACTGGAGGGTTTACAGCATAAATCTTACTTAATGCTTCTTTCACATCTGGGTCATTCAAGATATTCTCAATCTCGCCTGCTATTTTCTCTTTGTCAGGCTCACCTTCATACTTAAGCAACTTCTTTACCAACACCTGCGCAACCTCGCCTGAAACCTTCTCTTTAATCAGCTGTTCCACCAACTCGCCACATTCTTTGCGTTTCTGCTCTTCAAATGCGGCTTTCATCTTCTCTACACTTGCGACAAGTTCCTCACCTTCTACCCCGAGTAACTCTGTCAGCTCACCATAAACCTTTTGCACTTCGTCCATGCTATCACCTGCCTTTGTTTCTTCTTGTGTTTCTTTTTTTGTCTCTTCTCTTACACTATCCATTTCGCCGATAGCTATAACTTGTGTTTCCATCCCCGCCCTTCCTAACGGTGTCCAGTCAATGCTCAACGGCTGATAATCTACAACCTCAATTTCGCCATTTGTTTTGTGCTTTAATTTCGGAACGCCAAAGATAGAAACTGTCCTTACAGCATTGCCTTTGATCCAACGCTTCAAATCTTCAGCTGACTTATCAATCACACCTCGCACATACAACTTGCCATTTTCAAACTTTGCACCTACCCAATGTGTAACTGGCTCTGGGAACTCGTGATCTACATCATCGGGTTTTTGATGACCCATAAATCCCGGAAGCCCTTGCTCATTTACTGTTCTTTCAATAGCTTTTAGTGCTTCTTCGGTGTAAAACCAGCCTCTTTTAGACTTGCCAACGGGTACTGCTACTACTACCTCCATCGGATTAGGGTCATTCTCTTGCAAACTCTTCACATCAGCCCACGGTGCGACTGGGATATCCTCAACCGCCATCTCGCCCATAACATCCATTTGCAACGGTACTGCCATTTCGCCTGCATATTCCTTTATCGTATCTGGAAGCTCTAATCCCATTGTTCGGTAATGCTTCGCCAAATGCATTGCCGCCTCCTTCTTCTCGCTCGCAGTTAAATTCGGCTCTGCCCTTGCACCAGCTAATGCTCCAACTGCCGCTATTACACCCCTACGATTAACGACTAATGTTCCATCGCTTCTTATCTCATGGTGTGGCCCCCAGCAATCGGCTTCCCTTAAATTCTCATCAACAGGAGCTTTGACTACCGCATACATCTCTTTTATCGCACTTGCAAGCCCTGAAGCTCCTTCTTCACGTGCTTTTTTGAATGTTTGCCAAATACTGCCTTTATCTACATCCCCCCAATCTCGTTCTGAAATCTCGTCATTATTAATGGTAAATTTTGTCGGCACTATTGCACCCCCTTTCTATTCTTGGGAAGGTATTGCCCTGTCTTCATGTCTCGGATAATCGGCTTCCCATACTTCGGGTTAATCTCTATTCGTGCTTTATCGTACCTCTTCTCAACTTTTATTGGACGTTCACCCCCATTCGTATGTTCCATTATACCACCTCAAAGTCACGCAAATACGCTCTTGCTTCCGCACCTAATACCTTTACCATATCGTCAACAATTGAAGTTCCAGTTTTCTCTTTATATTGTTTAACCAATTCTTTTATATATGCAACTTCCTGTTCGTTCAAATCACGAAAACCATCTTTATAAGTAGCATCTTCCAATATACTCTGCAACTTCTCTGCTGTTTCTTTATCAACTGCAAGCAAGCGCATCATTCTTGATATGTATCCTATTTTACGCATTATAGTTTCATCTTTCATTTTATCCTCCCTTTACCAGTTCGCAACTGTGGGTACACATTTATTTGCTCCACAAATATGTGTACTACATCCCCCAAAGCTTTCCCATCCTTTATGAACTTCTCTTTTTTAATGTCTAACACCCTATAATCGCCTGCACAAAGCACCTCATATTGCTCGGCATAGTGGCTGAACGCTGATACGTTTATTCCTTTCGCACCCTTCACATGCAATGCTACAAATCCACCTTTGTGTACACAATAAAGCTCACCCCACTC